TATTCCAACCGCTTCGGCTGTAATTGTTTCAAGCCCGTTAAAAGTCACTGTCTGAATGACAGCAGGAGCGCCGCCTACTTGATCCCGTTTGGCAATTTTCCAAGCGCTTGTATCTTCTGCTGCGTCCAGGGTCTTGTCGCCAAGCGGCACAACGACTATTTCTTCAAGATAAATTTCCAGCGGAGAAACAAAAAACGGTGCCTGCGCCCGGTCTGTGCCTGCGGCTAATGCTGCCTGCTCAAAGCCGAATACGTGCAGTTTAGCGGATTTTGACATATGTCTCGGAATTACTGGCATGGTAGTTTCACCTCCATAGAATGATAAAGGGAGGGTTTTCCCCTCCCTCTTTTTTACGTCGAAAGGTCGGTTAGAAGAGTATTCTTGTTACAGGCATTGCTGCCCAGGGTCGCATACTTGTAAAGCACCGCCTCGTATGCGTCCACACCGGAAACCTTGTCTAATACGGAGCCATTTTCATCCATCCAGTCGAAATCGCTCATGCGGTAAAGCTCAAGCGAAGATTCGTCCAGGAAGTAGATCCGGTTCGGCTGGCAGTGACGGTCAACGAAGAACGGCTTCTCGTTGAACTCAATAGTTTTAAAGCCGCCGTCAAACTCCATCGTATTGACAAACCGCCCGTCTGCCTTCACCAGCGCCAGATACCGGCGGCGTATATCGTGGGTAGACATCAGCATGGATACTTCCCCGCCTTCAAGCTCTGATGCGTCCCATGCCTGCTGCATAAGGTCAAGAGTAAGCGCCCTTAACTGCCCTCCGGCTGCCATGACATTAGCCATCCAAAACTCATTCCCCGCCGTAGTCCTGTCAATATTCCCGACAAGGATCGAGTTTGGCGCAGCGGGGCCGGGGTTGGTATTACTTACGATCCCGCCAAGTCCCATCATCTCCTGCAAGTAGTTGCCCTGCCTTACGATTAGGTCGGTTGCGATAACACCGGCACCTGCAATGTTGCCCAGTACGGTAATGCTCGTCGCCGAAGGACGGCCCGTTACAAGATACCCGGCTGCGGCAGTTCCCGCTCGCCTGTCTCCGGGAGTTACATTAGCGGCGTCCACAAAGTCAACCATCATGCCCCTTTGGATATACATGGAACTGTCTACCGTAACGGTAGTGATACCACCAGCGCCCACAGCAGGGACAACCGCACAGGTCGCCAAGACGCCTGTCCTGTCCATGAATAGCTGGCGGTTAATATCGTCCTTCAGGTCTTTTACCATGCCCTTTATTTCGCTGTCAACGGCTTTAACGAAGGCATACTTATCCTTCCGGGAAGCCTTGATCGTCGGGCCTGTAATCTGAATACGGCCATAGTTATAGGCGGTAACATACTGCGCCCGGTCGTATAGTTGCCGCCCAGCAGCCGGAAGCGTCCCGCCGTCTGACCTTGCGCCGACACCGCTGTTTCGCCCTACATGCAGGGGGACGATAGCAGCGCGGCCTCCGACATCCTCTTCGTTCCTTCTAAGCCTTTTCAGGAGAATTGTTGATTGATTGATCTGCTCCCTGATAGGCCCCAGGTAATCTTCTTTTAAAATAGCGTTAAAAAATGCAAGGTTTTGCATCTTATATTCACCTCTTTAAATTTTGTTAAAGTTGATCAAACCTTGCCAAAGCCGCTTTCTTTGCATCTTCAAAGGTCTTTGGCGGGTTGATCTTGACCGGCGGCGATCCCGTGTTGCCAGCTCCTACAGGAAGGGGTACCGCCTGCTTAGTTGTTTTGGTCTTGACATACTTATTTACTGCGTTTTTCTCGGCTTCTTTGATCTGCTGCTTTAAATCATTGATCTGCTTCTGCAAACTTTCTGCCAGCGTGTCATGGTGCATAGCTTTCCAGGCTTTTTCTGCGTCGAAGATATTGTTCTGGCGCATGAAGTCTATTACTTCGTCCCGGTTGAACTCTGCCCCATGCTTATCCGCAAGAGCGCCTAACTGCGATTCAAAGCGGTTATAAAGCTCCTGCTGGTATCTTTGCTGTTTCTCCTGTTCCAGCCTTTGCTTTTCTTCCTCAAGCTGCCGCTTCTCCATTTCAAGCTTCAGGACTGCTTCATCCTTCGGCTCGTAAATACCCTGGGCTTCGTAATGCTCCCGGAGTTTCTCCAGCGTGCCGATAGGATCAATCTCTATCTGCTTCCAGAGAGACATAGCGTTTTGGATGAGTTGAGGATCGTGCTTGGCCTTTTCCGACTCAAATTGCCGTTTTTCCTCGGCCAATGCCTGTGTTTTTTTCGTGTAATCCGCTTGGCGCATGTAGCCTTTTTCCCATTCCCGAATCTGCTCTGCGGTTACTTCCTCATCGTCAGACAGCTTAAATTTGAGCAGTTCTTCGGCTGCTTGTTCCTCTTCTTTTGCCCCTTCTTCCGGGCTTTCTGGTTTCTTCGGCTCTTCTTCCCTTTCTGGCTGTTCATCTTCTGCCTCTGCTTCCGGTTCCGCCAGATTATCCGATTCCTCGGGTTCCGGACGGGTCGCCTGACGCAAAAAAGACGAAACCTCCCAAAGTTCATCTCTGCTCAGGATAGGCTCTTCCGGTGTTACTTCTGGTGTTTCCTCCGGCGGTTCTGCCGGTACTGCCTCTCCATCCTCGGCAAACATCTGCAAGTCAAGCCTTCTGAGTTCTTTTTGATCCCTAATCATAACTAACTGCCTCCTTGCACTCCCTTAACGGGTTGGTGCGGGTTTTTTGTTGTATCACTAAAAAGGCGCAACTCCCGCTTGGGTTGGTTGGCCTTGTTGCTGTGCCAAAATCTGCATTAATATCTGGTTTCTCTGTTCTTCCGGCATCGCCATGAGCTGTGCAAATTGTTCTGGATAATTAGCTTGAAACTGTGCCAGCAGTTCCCCCATCATCTGCATAGGGTCTTGTGTTTGTTCCGGCTGTTCTTGCGGCTGTCCTTGTCCCGCAAACGCCTCGTGCTGTACGATATGATCTTGATAAAGAAGTTTTATCTCGTCCGGCATCTTCTCGTATTCGGCGGTCTTTCTAAGTCGGTTATGCTCGTAAATATGCGCTTCATGGTTGTGCCACATTTCAGCAAGTGCAGGTTGCCCTTCTTTCATGGCTTCGTTTTCCCGCTTGGCCTGGTTGGAATCCAGCGCCGCCTCTTCGTAAATCTCGTTAACGCTGCCAAACTCCATGTATTTTAAAGCCTTGGCAAAGTCCGGTCTGCCTGTCCGGGGATCCGTAAAGAATCCGGCTTCCAGCATGTCCATCACCATAGCTTGCTGCGCCACTTTTGATCTCGGCATGGCCGATCCTGGCTCTACCCCCACATCTACACCGGCGTCAAGGTTAGCTTTCTGGAACTCAATCCACTCTGTTTCATTGTCCTCTCCTACGATTGCAAAGCCCCTGTCCTCCTGATAATTCTCCTGACATAATTTGAAATCACGTTTGAATATCTCCGCATAGCCAGTTTCAATATTTTCAATCAGAGGCCGGACAATATCATCATCCTTCTCCTGCAGGAAGTTGATCGCTATGCCTGACTTGGCATATGACGTTTCTTTGCCGTAAGAAACTTTGTGCAGGATAGGAACAATATCGAATTGATCGTTGAGTATTTCCAATTCCTTAAATACTGCCGGGTCAAGCTGCGGTACGGGCATCACCCAAGGAGGCGTGGTCATTGGTTTTTGTGCTTCCAACAACTGCCCCGGCTCAGTCGTCCATGCTTCTACGTTGATCAAGTCAGGATCCATAATAACCGGCGGGTCATTATAAACGTCGTTGTGCATCTCGATCTTGGACAGAAGCGTATTCCAACGGCGCTGTAAAGGAATAACGTCCTCGATTATATCCTTGTACCAGAACTGCCCCGGCATATCTATAAGGCCGATGTGGGTAATTGGTATCTCCGCACATTCTTCTTCTACATGCAGAAGAACATTGTTAGACCAAATAAACCTGATCCCGTCGGGGAACTTGCTGCAGGGCAGGACATACAACTCCTTAATAACTGCCGTATCGTCGGGCTTCTGTTGGTCTTTACCCTTAGCAATAATTCCCTCTACCGTCTGGTGAACCCGGACGTATTCGTTTTCGGCCTCAGCCGGAACTTTCTTCCCGTATAAATCCTCGATCTCGTCAACGTCCATAACCTCCGCATCACCAAATATGCGCATATCCCGCATCTTGGTTTTGCCCGGCTGCGGGTAAACATTGAAAGGAGAACGTACTAGAAGGTCTGTATCACCCAAGGTAAACTCAATCCTTGCATTTGTAGCCGTGGCCTTCATCTGCGGCAAGCCTTCCTCGGTCAGGCCCGCTTCTGTGTCCATTTCCGTAAGATCGATAATCCGGTCGCCTTTCTTGTCGTTCCAGAACTGCTTGTAAAAGACATTGCCACAAGCTGTTAGCCATGAAACAGCCTCCGGGTGCTTCGTGTCCATTTCCAGCGTCGTCCAATGGTTCTCTTCCAGCTTGATTGCTGCCCGTGCCGCCTGAATGTCGGATTCTTCCTTGGAATTGGCCTTGGCCGTCGGCCTTGGCTTGTTCTTAGTCAGCTTTGCCATTAGCATCCGGTAGATAGGAAGCGTCCTGTTGTCTACCACCCGAACATACCAGTCGGGGTCATATTCAGTATCTTTGCGATTAAGTTTCCCGGTTTGGCGGTTGACCTTGACAAGCTGATCTCCGGCGATAAAAGCAAGATTAAGAAGCCATTGCTGCTCTTTCTTGCGCTTCGCCTTGGCACTTTTTTCAAAGAAGTCCTCCCCAAAAGCGATAAGACTTTTTTCGTCACGTATATCATCGAGTTTCATGTATTCACCTCGCTTTCAAAAGGGGTTATAATTCTGCTTTCTTGGCCGCTTTTGCCAGCCGTATGTCATTCTGCCGCCTGGTAATAGCAATCGGCGCTCTTGGCGGGGTCTGTTCACGCTTTACTTCCGGCAAGTCTTTCGCCATCAACCGATCAAGGAAGTCCTGTTCTCGTTTGGTCAGCCGGTCGATTAACTCTTTGCGTTCGCGGGAGAAGGAAACTTCCCGGCAAATGATAAAAGCTAAAAGAGCAATAGGAATGATAATGTCCATAAATACAGTTCCCTCCCGTTTTTATTTCCTTTTCCTCGCTTGTATAGCCCGCTCTTGTGCCTCTGCCTCTTTCTTCGTCCTATGCCGCCCCAATACCCGCTTCCCGTCCCTGGTGTAAAGAATCCACTTGCTGCCCTCTTTGCGGATCATGGCTTCTCCCCTCCATGCTTGGCCCGGATGTGGCTTTGCAGACCGAATCCCGATTTCGAGACAAAATCACAATAAGGACAATTAAATTCGTCCTGTTCTCTACTCCCCCCTATGCCCTCTTCCTGGGGCTTTTCCTCTTCCGCTATGCCTTCGCCTTCACCTTCACCCTTCGGCGGTTCTTCACCCGCTTTCCTGGCTCTTTTTTCTGCTGCTTCTAATTCAGCGCTCCTGTCCTCCGCCTTTCCCCGGCAGGCAAACATATCGACAAATTCGCCCGCATCGGTAAAGACAGCCCACTTGATCCCCAGTTTTTTAACTGGCATAATGATACCCCTCCTTAAACCTGATGGCGCTTGATGTTGCGCCTCTTTGTCAGGCTTTTAATATGATCGTGAATTCTCTTGGCATCGCCCGTGTATTCCGCTGGCTCTACCGCTACTTTCATTGACTGCTGCTCCCGAATCTGCAGGGCTGTACCGTCAGCAAAGATAGTATCATCATGCGCACCTTCCTGCGCCTCGGGCCTGCCCCTGTCGTTTCTGACAAAGGTAAGCATTTCCTCAAGGGTTGCAATGTCGTTGAAGGTGTCGATATGATCCCGCGCTAAGGCTACATGCTCCCCTATCAGCATTGGACGGGTAACTTTGTTGGTCAGCCAGCCGAACTTTTCTTCTACATCTTTGCCGATCTTGTCCAACTTCTGCCGGACATACTGCTTCGGATACTTAAGCCGGGTAAGCTCCTTCACCGGGTGAGTGTCGAAGTTGACCTCTATGCCGATTAATGCCCGGTTATAGAACATGCCCAAGGCATACATATCTTTAGCATAGAGGTCTGTGTCTGTATGCGTCCGGTAGGTGGCCGCCTGGTTCCACGTGGCATTG